GACCCCCATCCCTGCCCACGGTGTGTCACGAAGATCAACTTCTGATTTCTCACGCTACGTGAGGTGAAGCCCCGCGTAGCCATCCTCGCATTACGTGACCAGCCGTGACCGCCAATCGTGACGGTCCGTCATTGATGCCTCTGGGTAGCTCCCGGAGGAAGGTAAGCCCCGCATCTCCCGGTGCGGGGCTTCCGCATTTCCGGGAGAGTTTCAATGGCCACCCTGTGGGCGCTAAGCCCCGAGCTCGTCGGATGAGGTGCGGTCATGGAACGTCGAGCGGTTCTGGAGCTGGTGCAGCGGCGGCTCCTCGAGGAGATGGACGCAGAGAGCGGCAAGGACATTGCGCCTCTCGCGCGGGAGCTGCGGGCCGCGACTCTGGAACTCGAGTCGCTCCCCAACGGGGAGGTGTCGAGCGTTGACGACCTCGCCAGCAAGCGAGCTGCTCGGCGCGCAGCGGCCTCGGGTCAGTAGCTATCCACCGCACATCTCGTCGGCTGGCCAGGAAGCGATTGAGCTGGCCGCATCCGCTGGGCTGCATCTCGACGAATGGCAGAAGCACGTGCTGGACGTGTCGCTCGGCGAGCGCGCCGACGGCAAATGGTCCGCGTTCGAGGTCGGCCTGATCGTCGGGCGGCAGAACGGCAAGGGCGCCGTCCTCGAGGCGCGTGAGTTGGCCGGCCTGTTCCTCTTCGGCGAGCAGTTGATCCTGCATTCGGCGCACGAGTTCAAGACCGCCGCCGAGGCTTTCCGCCGGGTGTTGTCGCTGGTCAGGAACACTCCCGACCTGGAGAAGCTGGTCCGCCAGGTCCGCACGAGCCACGGCGACGAGGGAATCGAGCTCAAGTCTGGGGCGCGGCTGCGGTTCGTGGCCCGCTCGACCGGCTCGGGCCGTGGCTTCTCCGGTGACGTGGTGATCCTCGACGAGGCGTACAACCTGCCGGCGTCGGCGATGGGTGCGTTGCTGCCGACGATGGCGGCCCGCCCGAATCCGCAGGTCTGGTACACGTCCAGTGCGGGCACCAGCGATTCCGAGGTGCTGGCGCGGGTGAAGGAACGCGGCACGGAGGGCTCGTCGCCGCGGCTCGCCTATTTCGAGTGGTCGGCGGACGAGCTCGCCGACCTCGACGACCAGCAGGCGTGGGTCGCCGCGAATCCGGGCCTGGGTATCCGGGTGTCGGCGGAGTTCGTGGAGGCGGAGCGTTCGGCGCTGCCGGAGGTCGAGTTCGCGCGGGAGCGCCTCGGCATCTGGGCGGACGGCCGTCGCGACCCGGCGATCGACCGCCGCCTGTGGGCGGAGCTGGCCGACGCGGACTGTGACTCGCGTACGCCGGTTGCGTTCGCGGTCGAGATCAACCCGGAGCGAACGAAGGCGTCCATCACCGCGGCGATCGGTCGCAGGGATGGCCTCGTGCAGCTCGAGTCGATCGACTACCGGCCGGGCACTGCCTGGCTGCTGGAGCGGCTGGCGGCGCTGAACGCGGACTGGGGTCCGATCGGTGTGGTGCTGAACCCGTCTGCGCCCGCGGGCTCCCTGATCCCCGGGCTTCAGGGTCTCGGCATCGAGCCGATCCTGGTCACCGGCCGGGAGGAGGCGCAGGCGTGCGGCGCTTTCTTCGATGCGCTGGTGGACCGCAAGCTGCGGCACGGCAATCAGGCCGCGCTCAACGTGGCCGTCGAGCAGGCGGTGCGGCGGCCGGTGGGTGACGCGTGGGTGTGGCATCGCCGCACGGCGACGGACATCGGCCCGCTGAACGGCGCGACCCTCGCGCATCACGTGGTGACCGGGCACGTTGACGTGGACACCGAACCCTGGGCGGAGTGGCTGGATGTCTAAGCGCTCCCCGCGCTGGTCCCGGGTCGCCCGTGCCCGTCTCGGCTACTTCGCCGGCCTGCTGCTGCTGGCCGCCGGGATCGGCTGGGCCGTGGCGCCCGGCTGGGGGCTCGCGGTGTTCGGCGTCGGCGCCATCGCGTACGTGGTCCTGCTGTACGACGTCGACGAAGAGCCCGCGGTGAGAGAGGACGGTCCCTGGTGAACCTCCTCCGTGCTGCCCGTCAGCCGCGTGCTGAGCGGTACGACGATTCCCACGTCTTCAACGGCAACCAGTACTGGAACAACGTGCTGAGCACGTGGGAGCCGGACCGCGAGGGCATCGGCTCCGACTTCGTCACCCTGGTCAATGGCGCGTACAAGGGCAACGCCATCGTCGCAGCCTGCGAGCTGACCCGGATGGCGCTGGTGTCCGAGGCCCGGCCTCAGTGGCGCAACCGGGACCGGATGGCGTTGTACGGCAATGCGGACCTGGGCGTGCTCGAGCGGCCCTGGCCCGGCGGCACGTTCCGCCAGTTGGCCTCGCGGATGGTGCTGAACGCCGACATGGCGGGCACTGCGTTCGTGGCCCGGCGCGCGGAGCGGCCTGACCGCCTGATGCTGCTGCGCCCGGACTGGGTGGAGATGGTTCTCGGCTCCGACATGAACCCGGGCGAGGCTGGCTTCGCCATGGACGCCGACCTGCTCGGTGTCCTCTACTACCCGGGCGGCAAGGGTGGCGGCCGCGAGGCGATCCCGCTGCTGTCCGACGAGGTGGCCGTGTGGGCGCCGCAGCCCGATCCGCTGGCCGCCTACCGCGGCGTGTCGTGGATGGGCGCGGCCGGTCGGGAGATCGACGCCGACATTGCCGCCTCGACGCACAAGCTCGCCTTCTTCGAGAACGGCGCGACCCCGCAGCTCATCGTCTCGTTCGGGCCTGAGGTCAAGCGGACCGACTTCCAGGAGTGGGTACGCAAGTTCGAGCTCGGCCACAAGGGTGCCCGCAACGCCTACAAGACCCTGGCCATCGGCGCCGGCGCGACCGTGACGTCTGTCGGCAAGGATCTGCAGCAGCTCGACTTCAAGACCGTGCAGGGTGCCGGTGAGACGCGCGTCGCTGCGGCCTCGGGCGTCCACCCGGTCGTCGCCGCCTTGAGTGAGGGCATGGCCGGATCGAGCCTGAACGCGGGCAACTTCCGGGCCGCGTGCCGCCTGGTCGCCGACCGGACGCTGCGCCCGCTGTGGGGCAGCATGTTCGCGGCGCTGGAGACGATCGTCCCGCCGCCCGACGGCCGCTCGGAGCTGTGGTACGCCGAGCGGGAGATCTCGTTCCTGCAGGAGGACCGCAAGGACGCGGCCGAGATCCAGCAGTTGAAGGCGACCACGGTCGCCTCGCTGGTGCGGGAGGGCTTCACCCCCGACTCGGCCGTGGCCGCGGTCGAGGGCGAGGACATGAAGCTCCTGATCCATTCGGGACTCGTGAGCGTCCAGCTTCAACCGCCCGGCCAGAAACCGACCATCGAGGGATCGACCGCGCAGCCCGCCATCGGAGGTAACCCGTGACCGAGTTCATGCGCGCCGTCGCCCTGGACGACATCCGGATCCGCGCCGGGGGCACCGGTCGCACCGTCGAGGCGTATGCCGCGATCTTCGACGAGCCCGCCGAGATCGTGGACCAGGACGGCCACTACTTCGAGCAGAACCACCGGGCCGCGTTCAACCGGACGATCCAGCACAGCGGCCAGCGGTTCCCCGTCGTCTACCACCACGGCATGACCCTCGCGGGCACGCCGTCGGAGCGCGGCAGTGTCCCGATCGGCGTCTCGACCGAGGTCCGCGTCGACAAGCGCGGCGTGCTGACGGTGTCCGAGTACGGCACGTCCCCGCTCGCCGATGAGGTGCTCGAGGGAATCCGGATGGGTTCCATCAAGGCGCAGTCGTACGGCGGCCGGTTCGTGCGTTCGGACCCGCGGGTGCCGCGTGGCGGCTTCCGGCCCGGGCCGGACGGCAAGCTGCGCACGGTGACCCGGATGGAAGTCGCGATGCGCGAGTTCGGGCCGACCCCGTTCCCCGCCTTCGCCGGTGCCGCGATCACCGGCATCCGCGCTCAGCAGGTGCTCGGCGCGCTGCTCTGCGCCCCTGCTGACCGGCGGGCGGCCCTGCTCGACCAACTCGACCACCTGGCCACTCCGCTGGACGAAGCGGACCCGGCCGAGGAGGAGAACGCCGGCACTCCGGATGACCCGGACACCGCCGGACCTGCGACCGAAGACCCGGCTCCCCGCCACTCCCGGTCCGTCCCGCTGGGCATGCGCATCCGCGCGGCCCGCATCGCCCGAGGATGGGAGTGACCCTGATGGGTCTGAAGCGCGCGGATGAGATCCGCACCCGGATGGAAGCCATCCGGTCCGATGTCGCGACCCTGGAGAGGGTCGACGCGGCCGGGGAGGCCGACGAGGGCGCCCACGTGCGCCTCGACGACCTGCTCGCCGAGGTCGACCTGCTCAACGAGGAACTCAAGCCGCTGGCCGAGCGCGAGAATCGCATCGCCTCCATGCAGCGCACCGCGCAGGTCGCGGGCAATGTCGAGGAAGCCGCGACGCCCCCGGCCGCTGTGGAGCGCGGCGCCCCCGACCTGGGTGTGCGCCGGTCGATCCGCAACCCGTTCGAGAACCTCGAAGAGGCTCGCAACGGCGTCATGATGGCGTCCGAGGTCCGCTCCCGGGCCCTGTCCGCCATCGAGCAGTACGCCACCCGCTCCGACCACTGGGCGCTCGAGGCCGACGGCGCCGAGCAGGCCACCAGGCTGGTCGAGAAGAGGGGCAAGGCGTTCGGTACGGCCGTGGCCCGGCAGATGCTGATCACCGGCACTCCGGACTACCTGGCCGCGTTCGAGTCGTACCTGACCGACCCGGGCGGCATGTCCTCGCGTGCCGCGCTGTCGCTGACCCCGGCCAACGGCGGCTACCTGGTGCCGTTCACGCTGGACCCGACGATCATCCTGACGAACAACGGCAGCGCGAACCCGTACCGGCAGCTCGCGACGATCAAGACCACGGCGACCAACGACTGGAACGGCGTCACCTCGGCCGGCGTCAGCGCCGAGTGGACGGCGGAAGGCACGGAGGCCGCGGACGCGTCCCCGACCGTCGGCCAGCTCAAGATCACCCCGCAGAAGGCCGACGCGTACCTGTTCGGCTCGTTCGAGGTCATCGGCGACTCCGACGTCGCGCAGCAGCTCCCCGAGCTGCTCGCCGACGCGAAGGACCGGCTGGAGGAGTCGGCGTTCGCCGTCGGCACCGGCACCGGCCAGCCGTGGGGCGTCATGGCCCGCGGCACCACGCTCGCCTTCGCGTCCGGCACCGCGGCGACCGGCCCGACCGCCGCGTCGGTCTACAGCCTGATGGGCGCCCT